AACGCGATTGCGTATGACAATGCGCAAGAAGCATGGACTGCCCGTTACAACCACGAAACCATCGCACTGGGCTTCTCGATCACCGAAGAGGCGGTTGAGGATAACCTGTACGACTCGCTGTCCAGCCGTTACACCAAAGCTCTGGCTCGCGCCATGGCCTACACCAAACAGGTGAAAGGTGCCTCGGTACTGAACAACGCGTTCGCGGCTTCTGGCTACAACGGCGGTGACGGCAAGCCCCTTTGCTCCACCACCCACCCGCTGGTCTCTGGCGGCACCAACAGCAACACCTTCTCGACCCAAGCTGACCTGAATGAGACGTCGCTCGAAGCGGCTGTTATTCAGATTGCTCAGTGGACGGACGAGCGCGGTCTGCTGATCGCTGCCAAGCCCCGCAAGCTGGTTGTTCCGGTCAACCTGATGTTCGTTGCGACCCGCCTGCTCCAAACCGAGCTGCGTGTTGGTACCAACAACAACGACATCAACGCGATCAAAAACAACGGCTCCATCCCCGAAGGTTTCACGGTCAATCACTTCCTGACCGACACCAACGGCTGGTTCCTGACGACGGACGTACCGAACGGCCTGAAGCACTTCGTTCGTACCCCGCTGCAGAATTCCATGGATGGAGACTTTGATACGGGCAATGTACGTTATAAGTCTCGTGAGCGTTACAGCTTTGGCTGGTCGGATCCGTTGGGCATTTTCGGTTCCAGCGGCGCTTAAGTCGTAGAATCAAGCACTTAGCAGTAGGAGAGGGCCCACTTCGGTGGGCCTTTTCTTTTTGTGTTGCGCTTTTTGTGGCGGACATGTATATTGCCCGTGTCGTAACCACAACGAGGGAATCATGGACTATCCAACGACTCGCAAGGAAGCAAAAGAGCAAGGCGCAACCCACTACTTCACTGGCGAACCGTGCAAGCACGGGCATATCGCGCTTCGATTGATCAAAGGCACTTGTGTTGAATGTCGCAAAATAGAGTGGGCCACATCCAATGAGCGCCGCGCAGAGTACTTCAAAACTTCTGAGGTAGTAAAAGAGGCTAAACGGCGTTACTACGAGCGCAACAGAGACGCGGTAATCGCCCGTGCCGCAGCGCGACCTAAAGAAGAAAAACGACGTAGTCAGGAGGCTTGGAAAGGCCGCAATCTGGTGTATGTTCGTGCGGACACTAAATACCGCCGCAGGAAGCACCGGTTGGCTACTCCAAAATGGCTTTCCGCCGCGCAGAAAACAGAGATGCGAGAGCTGTACAAGATGGCTATTACGCTGACCAAAACCACCGGCGAGCAGTACGTCGTAGACCATATCGTGCCGCTCCGTTCAGACGCGGTTTGTGGGCTGCACGTGCCGTGGAATCTCCGGGTCATCACCCAAGCCGAAAACCTCAAAAAGTCCAACCAGCTCCTAGACGCTTACTGATTTAACCCGTCTAGCCCGTTTCAGGACTTTCCGGGAAATAATCATGCCTTTGGGGATTTGGAACCAGCCGACGTAGTCGTCGCCGGAGTAGGTGTGGCCAAGGATAAGGTATTTTCTGTTCTCAGCTATCAAAAACCCTATGGTAACCACGGTTTGCGGCTCAAATTTGACTTTTTTTGCTTCCTGCCACCCCGCATCGCTGGAGGCGTCGTCCCAGACAATCTCGACGAGGGGGTATGGATGGTTCACTGCAGGGTGTGGGGGCCGGACCGCGTATCCAGCAGCCCTATGATAACTACCCCAATAAGTATTAGGGTCTGGCCGTTAGCCATGCTCAGGTGCAGCCCGTCCTCGTGGAGTTCGAGAGACTCTATGACATTTCCTTTGAGAACTTTTGACAGCTCTTCGGTGGTGTCGATCATGGGGCCCGCCGGTTGGTATAGGTGTTCAGTCTACAAGGGGTTCTAAAAAGCGACAAGTCTGTTGACGCCCCCGTAACGACCTGATATAAAGCCTCCAGACCCCAGAATTTTACTCGTATCGACTGGCTGGGCAGACTTGTTAGAGACGGTACGAGGATGTGCTAACACACGAAAGGATTTACCATGGCTATGACCACTTTCGACGGCCCGATCCGCTCGCTCGGCGGTATCTTCCAGCAAGGCCCGTCCACCATCGTCACCATCACTGCCAGCACGACCCTGAACCCGACGGCGCATGCAGGCCGGATTCTCGCGGTTGGCGGCACCCTCGCGGCAAACGTCGTGCTGACGCTGCCGACCATCAATGCGTCGGCCAACCCGGCCTCGTCTGGCCCGGGCAATGACCCGAATACCCTGAACAACGAAGGCGTGACCTACACGATCTGGGTTCCGACCACGATCGCCACCAGCAGCCTGAAGATTGGCACGGACGGCACGGATAAGTTCATCGGCACGATCCTCGGCGTTGACACCGACTCCTCGAACGCTCTGGTTGCCTACACCGCTGGCGCTTCGGACGACTACATCAACTTCAACGGCGGAACCACCGGTGGCGTTGCTGGCACTTGGGTGCAGATCGTTGCGATCGATGCGCTGAAATACATGGTCAATGGCGTTGCCCTTGGCTCCAGCACTGTTGCGACCCCGTTTGCTACCAGCTGATCGTAACCCTGAATAGGAGGGTCGATTATGGGTATGCAAACTGATGTCAAATCGAAGTATCTTGCGGCTGATGGTGTGCTCTTTGCGGGGCGCACCCGGCTGCGGGGTCTTACGGTTGCGGTGTCTTCTGCGGGTGCGGCGTTGATCATTTACGACAATGCTTCCGCAGCTTCAGGAACCAAGGTGATCGAAGTCAGTACTGCTGTTGCCGGGGCGTTTAATGTTCTGATCCCGGGTGAGGGTATCCTTGCCGATAACGGGCTCTACCTCGACATCAATGGAGCTGCTGGAGTTACCGCCTACTACGGGTAAGCCATGCAAACAGAAGGTGCGTTTGACCTAGCTGGACGCAAGCTGTTTATCGCCATACCGGCGTATGATTTCAAGGTGTCAGTCAAGATGATTGGTGCCTTGATTCAGTTCTCCCGACAGGCTGCTGAACACGGGATCGGGTTTGAGATCGGCACCATCTCCGGATGCTCTGTCGTTTCTCGGGCCCGTAACCTGTTGGTCAGCGATTTTCTCGCCTCCTCCTGTGATTCTTTGCTGTTCATTGATGCTGATATGTCGATCAATCCTGACGACATTTTCCGGCTGCTGGCATGGAACCAGACGAAGGGCATCGTCGGTGGTGTGGGTTGCGCTCGCAAGTTCCCGGCCACGTATTACGCCAAGATGGATCAAGACGAAGAAGGTAATGTCGTGATGGATGCGATGGGCCTTGTCCGTGCTAAGAACGTCGGCACTGGCTTCATGATGATCAATCGTAAAGTGGTTGAAGAGCTGGTGCGGTGCCACCCGGAATGGGAGTACTACGACGCCACTGCCGATCGCAAACTGCACTCGCTGTTTGATTTCAAATCCACACCTGAAGGCTACATCGGGGAGGACTACCTCTTCTGTGAACGCGCCCGTTCGCACGGGTTCGAGGTTTGGATTGATCCGACTATCAAATTGGGTCACTTCGGTGTGCATGAATACCAAGGTGATTTTGGTAACGACATCCTCTATCCGATGATCAAAGCTGCCCAGATTCAGGAAGAAGAGGAACCTCTCAGGGTGGCATATGGCTAAGAGTCCCGCATGGCAAAGGAAAGAAGGCAAGAACCCAAAAGGTGGTCTGAACGCGAAGGGGAGGGCTTCTTACAACGCAGCCAATCCCGGAAAGCCCGGATTGAAGAGGCCGCAACCCGAAGGTGGCGCAAGGAGAGACAGCTTCTGCGCAAGAATGTCTGGGATGAAGAAGAAGCTGACTTCTAAGAAGACGGCGAATGACCCGAACTCTCGTATCAACAAAAGCCTGCGGGCATGGAAATGCTAAAGGAGCTGCGATTGGAATACCAAAAAGAACCTTGGAAGTTTAAGAAGGAAATCAGCCTAGCGGATATCCTTAGCTTTGGAATGGCGGCTTTTGCTGTGGTCTACGCGTACACTACGCTAGATAAACGGTTGGCGATTGTTGAAGCCGAAAGAACTACCGAGAAAGTCACCACGACAGCGTTCCAGAACCGCATTGACTCACGACTCGACAAGATGGATGAGAAGCTTGACCGCATCATCCAACGCCAACAGAAATAGGAGCTGGACATGGCCAAGAAAGACGACGCAACCCCGACGCCCGAAGAGATGAAGCGGCTGCGGAAAACCTACGAGGGCGTGAAGCAGGATAAGCTGAACGAGAAGGGCTCCACCGCTCCCACGACCAGCACCGAGATGGGGAAGGTGTTCAAAAAAGGCGGCTATGTGCGTGCTGCTGACGGCATCGCCCAACGTGGTAAAACGAAAGGACGGATGTTCTGATGGATGACAAAACCAAAAAGATTCTCGGCACGTTGAGCCCTGCTTATGGCTTGATGTCCGGCCAAGGCGCTTTTGGCAAACTTGCACCTTTTGCGGGGGCTCTGCCTATGGCACTTGCCCAAGACCGGAAAGATCGTAAAGAAGAGGAAGCTGCCGCTGCGGGTTCTCCCGTAATTAAAGCGCCCGCTGCAGGTATGAAAAAAGGCGGCTCCGTGCGTTCCTCCGCCTCTCGCCGTGCTGACGGCATCGCTCAACGGGGTAAGACCCGGGGTCGAGTGATCTAATGCCCTCCAAATCCGCAGCCCAACACCGCCTCATGGCGGCAGCAGCAAACAACCCGGCGTTCGCGAAGAAGGTTGGGATACCGCAGTCTGTCGGTGCGGAGTTTATGAAAGCGGACAAGGGTAGAAGTTTTAGCACCACAGCAAAAGTGAACCGTCCAAACACGGCGCATGGCAAGATGGACATGCCGTATCATCCTGTTCAATCCAAATCAAAAGGTGGCGAAATGAAAGAGTCGAAAGCAATGATGAAGAAGGAAGTGGCCTTCATGCAAAAGAAGGGCGCTCCGAAGTCGATGATCAAACACGAGAAAGCCGAGGCTGGTATGAAAAAAGGCGGAGCCGCGAAGAAATACGCAATGGGTGGGATGTCCAACGCTGGTGGCGCGTCGCGTGGGCTGGATCGTGCTGCTGCGATGAGTGGCCGTGCAATGCCGACTACGGGCCGTCCGATGGGACTCAAAAACGGTGGCGGTGTTTTCCGTCGTTCAGCTGATGGCATCGCTCAGCGTGGCAAGACCAAAGGCAAGATGCTGCGCAAAGGCGGCAGCTGCTGATGCGGCCCTCTCGCGGCATGGGGGCGATCGCCCCCAGTAAAATGCCCAAAGCCCGAACCGTGAAGAAGCGGGACGGGAACGAGCCTGTAAAGCTCTACAAGAAGGGCGGCAAGGTGCGGCGTTTTAACGAGGGTGGCGAGTCCGACGACATGTCGCGGAACGTAGAAGAGCGCCAAAAATCAAAGCGTGAGGGCTTTCGTTTTGACGCCAAGGGCCGTGATGGCCCTTCTGGATTTCGTTTTGAGGGCGGCGGTGGCAAAGATAATTACGCGACAAGTGCGGGCGGGCGGCTAAGTTACGACGCGCCGGTAGGCAAAAACGCTACTCTATCCCCCTACGTTGAAGGGTTCCTCGCTAAACCCAAAGACCGCGAACTGATGGGGCGATTTACTGGTGTCGGGGTTACATATAACAAGCAATTTAAAGCCAAGGGCGGCGCAATTACCAAGTCTAAAGTTAATCAGGCTGGCAACTACACCAAACCGGGTATGCGCGAGTCGCTGTTCAAGAGCATCAAGGCTCAGGCGGTGCAAGGCACAAAGGCAGGTCAGTGGTCAGCTCGTAAGGCCCAGCTTCTGGCGAAGAAGTACAAAGCCAAGGGTGGCGGGTATAAAGGCTAAGGTCTGTCGTATATGCAAGCAGAAGCGGCCTGTTTCGGAATTTGCGAATCGCGAACGGGGCAGGCTGGACAATAGATGCAGGACGTGCGAACGGGAAAGGCTCAAGGATTACCGCAGCCGGAACAAGCAGAAGATACGCGGTAAGAACTTCCAAGATCGGTACGGAATCGGATTGGAAGAGTACGAAGAGCTGAAGGCCCGACAGCGCGGTAAGTGCGGTATTTGCAAAGCAGCAGGACGAGTGCTATACGTTGACCACTGCCACGATACGAAACAAATTCGCGGTCTACTGTGCAACGGCTGTAATAGTGGAATAGGAATGTTGCAGGACAGCATAAAAGTGCTGAAGCGAGCAGTTAAGTATTTGGAGAAACATGAAAAAACCGCAGCAGAGCCTCAAGGCATGGACTGAACAGAAGTGGCGTACAAAGTCCGGAAAGCCCTCCAGCAAGACGGGAGAGAGGTATCTGCCTGCCGCTGCCATCAAGGCCCTGAGTTCCGCTGAATATGCTGCCACCACCGCTGCGAAGCGTCGTGGTAAGCAGGCGGGCAAGCAGTTTGTGAAACAGCCGAAAGGCATCGCCCAGAAAACCGCGAGGTTCAGATAA